TTAGGGAATCCCGGTAATGGACATTGTTCAGGATTCATATTTGATTGGACATTTTTTACTGTCCAGTTGAATCTATCCCAATCGTATTTATCTCTAAGCATGATGCTCTTCACAGTTAAAAGCACATACGTTACAAAGATTATAAATGTCAATCCAGATACAATATTAAATATCTCCATGTCGATCGTATCTTGAAGAACAGTTAAGTATAATATAGCTACTAAACTTATAAGCACAATGGCGAGTTGCGATAATTTAGAGTACTCTTTTGTTTCGTTTATTTTGAAATGACTCAGATTATTCTTCAATTGATGAAAGTGCGATTTGATGTTGTGTTCTTTTTCTAATTTATCTAATAACTCTTTATCTTTCTTTTGACTCACGTATAAAGCATCGTAATATTCATTTTTGATCTCTTTTGATAGAATCTTAACGTATCTTTTACAGAACTCTGTCATAATTTCTGGAACATCAATACCATTTGTATTAGGGTCATTGTATTTAAATCCTATGGTGTCATCATCTATTGAGGTATCTGCAGAAACTACAAAAGTTTCTTTTGATTGATAATTAAATCTCATGATGTATAAGACCATATTAGTAAACAGTATTAACGATGCCGCAACTAAAACTATGGTTGACTTCTCGGGGTTAGTCATACTGTTGGTATATAAGATACCTCCATAAAATACACTGACGACAATAAAAGCCGCTATTGATAAATATAACATGATTCTTTTAGTTTTTAGGGTTTTGGTATAATTTTCATCTCTTGATAAATACGTGTAAATTTTATTTCTTTTGTCTTTGATTTTTTGTTTAGATTCGTCAATGCTATCTTTGAATGCGACAATATCCATTATCAAACTATTTTCTGGATCTGAATCTGTTTCAACACCACTTGTGTTGTTCATGAAGTTGTAAATTGATTCGAATAAGTCGTATTTGTTTTTGTCCGTGGTTGCTTCACCTATGGTTACCGTGGTATCTTCTATGTAATGTAATTCTAGAATAATATCGATTAATGATTTATCGTAAAGATAATCACCTTCGGTAAAGTGTTTAAAAGCTCTATTATCTGTTGGATCAGATAATTCATCAATGTATTTTACGGGTCTGGAAAAAAGTTGGAATAAATCATCTTTTAGATATTGTCTAAGTTTTTCCTTAACAAGAAAATTATGAACACTGTTATATTTTGTAGATAATATACCCACTGTACTACCACTGGCTGTTTCTTTTTCTGTGTTTTTAGTTAATGTGTATATTCCATTAATTATTTCAACGTCTAACGTGACATACTCATATCCTTTAGTAGCATCATGTTCAATGTAATGGAATTGGTAATTTCCATTCATTTTTTTTATTTGTGCTACAGTTAAACCAGAAGTCTTATCTAATGTTTGAGTCTTGATTTCAGAATCTATTATATTATTTATATTATCGATCGTTTTAGTTGTAATTAAATGGTTACCATTAGAATCTAAATTATAGTCTGAAGCAACTAAAGTACGGTCAAATTGAATAAATCTTAAAGCAGTTAATAATTGGTTTAATTCAGAATCTACAATGCTAGAATCTAGGTCTCTTTTAGTTCCATCATCTGCATTAGTTGCAGTAATTTTATTAAGAAAAGATTTCATTACACCAGGAGTTGTTGTCATTATCGTAATTTATATATTAAAATATTTATTTTATACACAATATCTATATGTTATAGATTCACCAGTTGCTGTACTAGATCTATATACTTTGATTAATTGTCCTGATTTAAAATCGTAATATCGTGCAACTGGATCTGATTTCAAAATAATTGGGAATTGTGACTTTTTTATGGAATAATTTGTCATTATATTATTGGCTTCATCAACTGATAGAAGTTCATGTTTGGGGACATAAGAATGCTTAGTAATGTTAAATAGTAGGTTTTTTATTGGGAATAGTTCATACGTTACTCCGTCTAAAAGATCCTTGATGTTTTTTTCGTTATTATTATTGATTTTTTCTTTAAAGATGAAAATGATATGTTTATATTCTTCATCTTTTTCGATTGTTGATAGAAATTTTTTTAAATCATTTTTGATGAATTTGCTTTTCATATGATATATGATTTTAATATCATCATTTACTTTTATTTGAAAAATGTTTCCGTTTTTAGTTCCACTTGTGTTCGAAGCAGAAATCAAAACCTCGATTTCATTCTCAGAGTAAGATTCCAAATTGGTTATATCTATGTTCCTATCAGTCAGCATTTCTTTCACAACAGTAAAACTTTTAATTATATCTTGTGACTCGTTATTCATTTTAATTATAGTATATAACTTTTTGAAAATTTATAAATCATTTTTTCACACAAATTTGTGGATAAGTTGAATACATTTTAATTGTTAAAGTAAAGTAAATTTTAAGGTTATGAGTTGAAAAAATAATGGTGAAAAAATAAGCCTTTTCAAAAACTTTTTCAAAAAAATTTTTTTTTTCAAAATGTTTTTCTATTTTATGATTTTTTTTTAAAGATATATATATGTTACTAACTAATTATTAGATTTTAGTAATTTAGTAAATTAGTTCAATATATTTAAAATTTATATTATGTATATTAAGAAACAAATATGATTAGTAATAAAGCATTTATATGCGAGACTTGTAAATATGCTACGAATAGGAAATATAATTTGGAACTGCATAATCGTAGTCCAAATTCATGTAAAAGGAGACTAAAACGAGAGGACGATTTAAACGTGTGCCAAAATGTTGCAAATATGGGCGTTTCTGTAACACTCGACTGCCAAAATGTTGCAAATATGGGCGTTTCTGTAACACCTGATTGCCAAAATGTTGCACAAAACAATTCTTGTTTTAATTGTATGAAATGCAATAAAAAATTAGCCAACATAAGAAATTTAGAAAGACATCTTAAAGTTTGTAAAGGTTTTGCTGTTAATTCACTTGAATGTTCTACTTGTAGAATTACCTTTTTAAACAGAAGTGCTAAGTCGAGACATATCAAAGCTGGTTATTGTATTCCATTTAAAGACGATAAAGATTCTAGAATCGAAGAGCTTGAAAAACAATTAGAAGAACGTGATAAAGAATTAGAGGAAGAGAAACAAAAAAGAAAGGATGCTGAAGACTCCAAAGCAACTATCAATAACATTAACATTACAAACAATTACTTTGATCATAGTATCAACTATAATAACTATGATAATCTAAACTTAGAACATATAACAAAAGAAGATATTAAACGTCTCTTTGATAATTGTAGAATGCAATATCCTGAATTATCTGAAGACCTAACTCGTATGATACTTGGTCCCAAAGAGAACCAATGCATATACCTACCAGAAGGTCAAAAGTCTAATACATGCGCTGTTATAAAAGACGGAACTGAAATGAGAAAGCCACTCATACGGGTTTTGATGGACTTGGGAGTGCAAACAGCCATATTAATAAGAGATTCCAATGTAATTGAGAAGAATAAAAAAGACGTTGTGAACAATCAGTTTTGGGCTGACAATCGCAACGCTTGTGGACTAAATATATCGGATATAGAGTATATGACTGACAATGACAAGGAGATAGTGCAGAGAAATAAGAACATTGTTCTTGATATGTGTGATGGTAAAATTTAATGATATATAAAAAATAATTGTTAATGTGCTTATTTTAAGATAAATTTATGATTTTATTCATCATCTTCAGTAAACATCATTTCATTTGCTCGTTGAGTTGAACTGACCTTGTTCAATTTAAGATGTTTCCATAGAAGTTTACCCTTTGTTTTATTTGGTTTACCATATATACGTTCGAGGCTCTTTTGTAAATCACCACTCTTTTGTATTTCTTTACCCTTGCTCCATAATTGGCAATATTCTTTGAATTCTGCAAATAGTTCATTAAAAGTCATAGGATTAGGAGGATTCATATAATTCTCAACATGTGTTTCAATGAATTCTGCATATACATCATTGCCATGTTGATATTCTTTGGTGGCATCGATTACTTCTTGTGGTTCTTTATTTGGTACATCTTTAAATTTGTTGTAGTAATGAATCAATAGAGACATAAAAGGGACTTTCCATTCAGGCCATTTCTTATCCAAATCTTGGTCGATCTTGAACTCATTTAGATTTTCTGGATTAGGATCATCTACAAATTTAGAATCGAAGGTGATTTTTCTTACACGTCTCCATGTTCCACCGTCATCAGGTGGCAATGAAGGCAATTGATTGCAAATGAAAATGACTTGAAACTGTGGAACAAATGAGTCGGCATCTTTATACAATCCACGACACTGAATAGTATCTTTGCCAGAAATTTCTTTCATAATACCAACATTTACTCTTTCATTAGGTTCGGGTTCTTGAAATACGACAAATCTCCTTCCAATTGCTTGCATCATTTCAGGACTAGCTGAGTTAGAAGCGGCTCTTTTACATGTAATATAAGACACTGAAATATTTGCAGCATAATCACCCATACAGTTTTCCAAAAGTGAATATAGTTTACTTTTTCCATTTCCACCTTCACCAGTCCAAAAGTAAACTTTCTCTTCTCTATTTGATCCATGTAATGAGTTAGCAAGAGTTCTAAGAATGTATTCTCTTTTTTCATCATCTGGTTGAACTTCTGCTAAGAATTTATTAATTTCTTCGTAAACAGGTTCATTTTCATCATATTCAACATAATCAATATGTGTACATAATGAAATATAATCATCGGGACGACCTTCTCTGAATTCACCACAATCCAAGTCATATACTCCATTATTATAGCATAGTAAGTTTGGATATGAATCAAGTGATTTATCAAACTCTTCTTGTTCAGCGGCTTGATGGAAAATATCTGCACAACAACCTTTTCCAATCAATTTATTCTTATATGTAGCATTTTTAAAGTTATTAACAATTTTAAGTTTATTTTTGTATTCATTACTTTTTTTCATATCTTTATCACTATTGTTTTCACTGTTTAGATTATTAATTTTCCATTCTTCTGTCCATGACGATAATCTATCATGAAATGTGTTGTAAATATCAATCGATAAATTATTTCTCAATACAAATGCATCTTGAGATTTTCTCCATCTATGATTCTCAAAACGATACCAAATATTACACTTAATGTCTGTGCATCTATAATCATTTTTATAGCAATGCTCTACATACATACCAATATCCCAATCCAATCCAGTATTAAAAGCTAAATCAAGCAAAGCTTTTCCACTCTTCTTCAAAATTTCTTCATATTCTTCTTGATTATCATTTTTAGCCCACATGTATAAAGTTTTGATACCCAAGCCCCCGTCTTTCATCTTATTCCAAATATTTTCACATTCACCTTCTCTATATTTACTCGAACGTCTACTGAACTCAATCCAATCATCAAGTAAACTGTTGTCAATGTTTCTTAAACACCAACCGAGTCGTATCCAATCATCGTAAGATTCACAACGTTTTGTTGACAAAATATTGATAAACTCTCTAACAATATTGATATCATCGGTGGTTTTAACACTATTATTTTTAACATTTTGTGTAACTATCATCATTGTATTTTTTTTCCTTTCTTCTTCAATAGAAGTGTTCTCCATATTTTCAATCTCTTCTAATTTATCATTTTTTATATCATTTTTGAGTAGTTTATTTCTGATTGATAATATATCGATAAGAGTTTTGTTATCTGGAATATTTGTGTCATTAACTAAATCTTCATTTTGATAATTAAACTTGTGAGTTACTTGGTATGGGATACCATTTGGTTTACAACTTCCATACATAAGCCAATTATTTTTACGAATAACACTTTCGTCAAATATGTCATACTTATCATTTATGAAATGACAATCATCAAATATGTGTCCAACGTGTTCAAGGACAATAGTTCTTATTTTGAATTGAACAGAAGGTGTAGTAACAACATTAGGGATCATGATATGAACACCATCTTTAATCAGTCTCTTTTCTTCATCATATTTCGGAGAAGGTTTTTCCATGATGTAAATACTTGGTTCTTCTTTAAAAATCACATATTCATTTAAAATTTTCATATACAGTAACATGAATTCCTTTAAATGGTCACGAGAGTAAACACGTCTGACTTCTGTAGATGATTTTTCATATCTAAAATCAAGATCTATAAGAATTGGACTGATACTTTTATGCTTTTCTGTCAAATGTAATTTTGAACCGTTTTCATATTCAGCCATGTATATATTCATGAAATTACTACTTTCATCGTAAGGTATATAGAATGAACCAGAAGGATATCCCATACTAGTATGGGTTATATCCTCACCTTTAAAGACTTTGAATTTTTTTAAGAAGGTGGTAATATTTGACATCATTAAATTAACTATACCAAACTTTTTTAAATTTATTTTTTAAATTAATATTATCATCAATTTTTCTTCGTATAATTCAATATATAGATGACTCAATGTGCCCCTAGTGTAAGTGATAGTTCTTTTACATGTTTCACATATAAACAATTGAGAAGTATTGCCGAAAATTTTAATAAATCAAGTGATGAAAAAGTACAAATATCCAAAATTAAAAATGTGTTGTGGAATAATATATATAAAAGAATGGACTATGACTGTAAAAAAGAATTATGTTGGGCTAATAATAATAAATTATTGCAGCGCTTTCGACCAAGCAGACCAAAGGAATGGTATTCAAATCCACGTGAATGGTTGAGTAATTTTGATATACATAAAGTTATGGTTCAATATGAGAAAAAATACAGGACTTTCAAGTTTTTAGGTGTATTCCCTGACGACTATGATCATAAAATATTAATGAATACATGTGTTGCTGAAGAATTATGCAAGTTAGACTTAATAGACTTACTAAAAGATAATAAATATCAATTAGGAATAGTATTCAATACCGATCCTCACTATCTTGGTGGATCTCATTGGGTAGCTGTATATGTAAATATTCAAAAGAATTCAGACAAATATGGGTTTTATTATTATGATTCTAATGCTCAAAAGCCATCTAAATATATAATCAAATTATTTAACCAAATTAAATCACAATTAAACAAAGAAAAAGTACGAAAAGAATTCAAAATGAACATCAATAATAATAAACATCAATTCAAAAATACAGAATGTGGAATGTTCTCAATGAATTTTATAATAAACATGCTAAAACAAAAGAATACATTTAAAATGGTATGTAACAGTAACATTTCAGACGATGAAGTTTTCAAACTACGAAATAAATATTTCAATTGATTATTTGCTTTTAAATATTTATATTAAAAAGTTGTTTACAATTTTCTTTTATACGAATTATATCAAAATTTTCACTATTAATTGCTTTTGATATCGCTAAAATTTTTAGTATTATTTTTTTTCTTATATTAATGTCATCAATTTCAATAATTTTATCAATAACCTTTTCCAACACATTATGAATCTTAGATATTTTCGTCTTAAAATTCATATTGAAATCTTCCCATGATTTCTTTTTATACTCTTTCCATTTATCTACATTCTCTACATATATGATATCATTTAAATACACATCTCTCAATATTAAGGATATTATCATATTATCATCATATTCTTCTGATTCTAAATATTTAGCGACATCAGTGCAAAACTTATCTAATACCATCTCATAAATATACTTACTATATATTATACTTTTTGATTACACTGTATAATTAATTATGAGAAGATAGCATTATATTTTCGTTGATTTTTGAAACAGCAAAACAACAATTCTATCAGGTGGTCTTGATTTTGAAAGTCGTATAATTCACCATTGTAATCTTGGAAAGATATTCTTAATGTTGTCATAGCTGGTATAGGGGGGTTATAGAACTTTTTATAGTTTGAGTCTATATACTTATTATCTAATTCATCTTTCTTTATAATAGCAAAACTTTTATGCGTAGGATTGTTTTCACTACAGTTTACGGGCGATTGTCCAAGATTCATTACAATATACTTATCTTTACGTATGTCAACTCTATGTTGAAATGAATATTCTGTATTCGAACCAGAAATTTCGTGATCTTTTAAACTCAAACCTAGTAATTTCATCAATTGTGATTTATATGTTCTTGATAATTGTGGATAATTATTCTTTTGTATTTCATCTCCCAAACATACTAATGTTATTTTTTCATCATCAGAATTTTTTGTAATTTTAATTTTTTTCTGTTTCAAAAGCTCAGAGAATGTAAAAGGTGCTGCTGCATTTGTTGCTTGGGTATTCAATTCGACGACAAGTTCCGCAACTGAATCATAATCTCCTTCATCAATTCTGAACTCATGTTCAACATCACCAATTTTATAGTAAAAAGTATTATTAGAAGAGTTTATTAAATATTTTGTGAATGGAACATCAAAACTTAACAATTCTACAGATTGGACATCGTGAATGTCTTCACTAAGTTTTATTTGATACTTATTTGGATCTGGAAAGTGACTTAAGTTTCTATCTCTACTATCAATTACATATCTGTAGTATCTTTTAGGAATATCAGTAGTTTTTAATTCTGGTGGTTTAATAATGTGATTATCATTCATGAAACCAGATATGTCTTGGGGAATAATCATGTTATTTTGCATGTTTAATTATTTAAAAGAATTTTATATTGATATGATAAACATGAATAGTAACATTTTTACATTAGCAATGGTTATAGCTATCGAAAAAGAGATCCAAGAATATATTGAAAGTATTGAATTAGATATTGATATGGATATTAAAAAAACTATTTACGAAGTTATACAAGCACTAGCTTCTAATCCTAAAACTAATGATAAAGTCACAACTTCACAAGAAATGCATATTAAAGTTGTAAATATTGTAAAAAAATATATTACGAAGCAGAATCAGTTAATAGAGAATAAACATATAGATGATTATAAAACTAAATTTAAAGAGCTTCAAAAAACTAGAAAATCTTTAGATATAAAAGTAGAACATAAATTGGATAAACATATAATATTAGACTCCAATAAAGCCGAAACATTGAATTCAAACGAGCTTCACTTTACATTCAAGACACCTATTCAAGTAAAAAATATTAACCTTACATATATGACAATACATTCAAATGAAGAATTGTCAGAACCGTATTTATATATTCAATCCTCACAACTAAGGACAAATAATTATACAGACGTAAATAATGTATTAGATTGCTTAGCGATTCTTATTTTAAACAAGGAGATAAAACATGAAAATGGAACATTTACATATCATTATAAAAATATCAATAAACACGTTAACAATGATATATCATTGTTACTAACACAACTCAATTTCAAGTTCTATATAAGCATGACAGATAGATACGTAAATATATCAGATATATATTCTATAACAACTCATGAGATTGATGGAGATGACCATCAAATATATTTTGAAAATGCTAATGATTTTAATGAAGGTGAAAAACTAACTATTATCGATGATAATAAACAAACATATAAAGTTATTGTGGTAAATAAAAATTCAGAAATGTTAACGGTGCAAATAAATAATAATGTTAAGGTCAATACAAATGATATAGTCTTCAAGAATATCGAGAAAGCAAATAAGAGAATAATTTTATATATAGATCATATGTAAACAATCTTCTTGTAAATTTAATATTATATATTATCATTTTTTCCTAAATGTAATATAATCATGACAGAGTATATTTATCAACATTATCAAAATATTTTTACAGATTATGATTTTAGAAACGATGAACAATCTGATTCTTTTGAATATGCTCAATTTGGAACAGTTATTACCAATCGATTATTTACTCCTGATCATGTAGAGTCTGGTGTAACATCTCCCGAAGATTTTCAACTACGCGTTTCAAAAGAAGTGAAATTTTTTGTTGGTTCAAATGATGCTTCATCAAATCATCAATATTCATTTAGTTTCAAAGATGATGATGATAAAGCACTTATTAATACATCTAGAGACACATTAAATTTATCAGCAAATTATGTTGAAATGAATGCATTGACTATAAATGATAATCCAAGTGCACTTAAAATTTCAACTGATAAAGTGTTACAGATTCATTCAGCTAACAAAACACAAATCATAGGTAAAGCTGAGTTTTCTAATGAAGTCAAAATGGATAAAAATTTATATATTGGTCAATCACTTATATTACAACAGAATTCTTATGCCAATTCAAATGATCAAATTAGAATAGCTTTACAATATAATCAAAGTAAAGATACTCTTGATATAGTGAAACAAGTAGGAAACGGTATAGATGTTAAGAGAAGGTTAATGGCACGTCTAGGTATAGGTGGTATTATAGGATCTGATTCTACATTAGCTAATGTTCCTTATTATTCATCTCCAACAGTTGCAAGTTCACAATTTACTGTCAATGCAAATGTTCATAATGCACTAAATATATGGAGACAATTCAATAATAACTTATATTATGGAACAAATGTAAATGAGCGTATTGGCATCGGTTTATCAAATGTTGATTCAGGTACTATTTTCCAAGTATCAGGTAGAACGAAAATAAATAATGTTATAATTGATTCTTCATCTGGATTATCTGGTATAGATACAATAGGTGTAAAAAATATTAATGCTGAAAATTTAACTACAACAAGTAATTTAACAATTAACGGAGATAGTTTTCAACAAACCATTACTGCAAATAACATTAATTTTAGAAACAATGGTTTTGTAAATAATTTCAATGGTAATGCAACTACAATGAAATTTGACGGCAAATATAGTTGGTTGGATAATTATCAAAGCAATATTGCATTAACATCTTTCTATGATGACTTAGGATACGTAGCAAATATTCATGAGATACCAATTAAAAGTGGTGGCAAATGGAGAATGAAAGAAGATGGTGATGATCTTTTAATTGAAAAACACAATGGTTCTATATGGGAAGAAAAATTCAAATTTACTTAAGTCCTTATACTAATTAAAAATAAAATTGAAAGCCATGCCATTAATAGAACATCAAGAGTCATACTAGTTTTTTCTAAATATACCCAGTTAAATCTGAGCATATTTCCATACAATAAAAATGATAATGTCGTTAATGTAAACATTAATATCTGGTCTCTATTTTTGAATTTAATGTTTTTCTTGTCTAAAAGTTTTCGTGTGCGTTTGAATACAGAATTGACCAATATTAAATCAATTGCTACGATTATGAAGAATTTAACGATTTGATATGATAACATTTTTTCCAATAGATAAGTGAATCTAAATTTAACATCATAAAGTGACACTCTAACTCCGTTAAAATTATCCTTAGCTAATAATATATCGAAGGAATACGATAAAATATTTGCAACAATAAATGTTATTATATATAGTATCATATCTTTGTTTTGTATTTTTGTTTTACTTGTCAAGTAAATCAATATTTGTGTAAATCCACTAGATAATAGTGATGTCATAACACCTCTTGAATATTCAATATTGGAAATTTTAAATACCATTATTCTTTACATTATTATAATTTATTTTTATTAACTTTAAGATGTGCTTACATATGAGATTATTATTGTAAACTCATGACACCTTTTATGAATTATGACTTATACAATAACTCAAATGTTAAATACTATTGTCCATGTGATGAATTGTTTATTGTCATCGATGAACAATCAGGAGATATTATTTGTTCAAATTGTGGTATAGTGAAAGATGAGCGTATTATGTCATATCAAGAGAGTTATGATGAAGATGATAACATGATCATTCAAGAAAATTCAAAAGACGAGTATTTTGAAAATAAAGTCATCGCTACAATGATATCTAAACCAATGTGTTTTATGACTAAGATACATACTCAACAAAATGTCAATCAAAAACAATTGTACAGAAGTAAAGATTTTGATGAAATCGATAGATTATGTGAAAAACTTAATACAACGGAACATATATCAAAAGATGCAAAACATTTTTTTCACGAACTGTGTGCTAAAAAAATTTACAGAGGTCCTAATCGCAAAGCTATAATGGCTTGTTGCATCATGCAAAGTCTTGGTATTAATGGTATGATAAGAGACATTTCTGAAATATGTAGTGCATGTTTGATACATAAAAGCTTACTCACTAAAACAATATCTTTGTATGAAAAACAACAAAAAACAAAAATTATAAGAGAAGATGATTCATTTGAAGTATATAGATATCTTCAAAAAATGAAAATTCCAACAAAAGACATATATTCTTTATCTAACCGTATAATCAAACAACAACAAGATATGTTGAATCAATCTATGTATCAAGGAAAAAGTCCAAAGATACTTCTTGCAATCATACTAAAAAAAATGAATTTTGATAAAAAAGTTATCTGTGATGCACTAAATGTTTCAATAACTGCATTTTAAAAGTCATATAAATTAATGACTAATGTTTGTAGTATATGTTTAGATGTTGTAAAAGAACAAAAAGAATTGTCATGTAATCATGTCTTTTGCAAAATATGTATCAATAAATGGCTTAAAATAAATAAATCATGCCCTTGTTGTAGAATGATGATATGTAAGAAACTTACTAAAACTCAATGTAAAATTCAAAAAGAAAATGAAAAGTTTTTAGAGCACTTGTATTATATACGAGATGTATATCAACAATCAAATAACATATATAAGTTATATCTAGTTTATAAAAAAATAAACATATGTGAAGAATGTCACAGACTTAATGGTAGACATATAAGATTGCGTAACTTATTTGAATAATGAAATATAAATCATACAATATATTGGTTTTTTTCTTGTCTTTTCATATATATTAAATTATGTCCATATGTTCGCATAGAATGGTAATTAATTGGATTAATATGTATTTTTGAATTTTCTAATAGTATAGGTTTTGTTATATGATCATATAAAAAGAAAGGATAATCTGCTATTATATCGTATTCATTTATATAATTGTAAATTTTTAAGTTTTTATTATCTGCAATTTCTTCACAAAAAACTTTTGTAGCTAAACGAGGACTACCAAATAATACCACTTCGGCATTAATATTCAATTCATTTGCTACAATAACAGAAGCTAATGAACCTAAAGAATGTCCTGTTATGAAAGTTTTTTTACTATAATCAATATCCATATCTTTGAGAATAGTTTTACAATGTTGTGCATATTTATTATATCCTTTATGTAATTTTTGTTCATGACTTCTTACATCAAAACTATAACTTAAAGAACGTATATCACTTGTGCCCCGAAAAGCTATGACATTAATGTCTTTGAATGTTTTATAATATATATCTTTTTTTACTATATATGCTTTCCTATTGTAAAGAGCGCATATTATGTGCAATGGGTAATTAACTATGGACATTTGTATTTATATTTATATTTATATTTATGTATTATATTTGTAATTATTTAATTTCATCTGAATCCGGAACAAATAAATATTTAACTTTTTTTTTCTTGATTTCTTTTTTTCCTATTTCATTATCGTAAGCTTCTTTGTTATTTCTATATCGCAACACGTTATTCCATACTTTTTCAAGATCTAAAATTTTCTCTTGAAACCACTGTTTATCACGATGTACTTTTTGAATGCACATTTTTTCCAACTTATAGTGAGATATAATAATATCATCTCCTGAAAATGATTTCGTATTTTCTTTCAACCATAGCTTTAGTTCAGCTTTCGTTCCTCCGACTTTACTATATAAATATTTACCAGTAGCTATAATTTTAATCACTATACCTTTCTCAGTATTTTCTTTTGAATGTGTTGCTTCTTTGTTCCAATCCTCATTAAAGTCATACTCATCAATATATTCTTTGAATTCACACTCTAGAAAGTCACATACATCGAGGTCACAAACTTCTAATTGCCCTTGCATTTGATAATAGTACTGATCAATAATCTTTGAACCATCGATTTTTCTAGAGTATGGACATTTAATTTCCAGCATTACACCATGATCAGTAATACCATCGGGTGATGCACCGAAAAATGAAACAGTAGGATGTTTAAGAAGACCGAATTCATGAACTTTTGTACATTGTCGTCTTTCATATAAATCTGTTGCAACCTGTTCATACTTAACTCCCCATTCAAGAGCTGGAAATGTGCAAAATTGGACATTTTCATATCCTGACTTTTTAACGTAAAAGTCACGAACAGTTCCAAATTTTCCTACACCCAAAGCTTGACCCATATCACTTGCTGTTACTAAATTATTCCGAACATTGTACCATTCAACAGATCGTTGCTCAATTATGGGAAGTTTTTGTAATTTTAACAATTTTCTTTTATTTTTGTTGATTTTAGAAAGTTCTGATGATATATATGATTCAGGAAAGCGTTCATCAAATATCATATCGACAATATTTTTAATATCCGTTGCACTTATGTCATTATATTTGTTGATAATTCTATCAAGTGTTAAATTTTCGTAGTTCATAACTATTACACTATATTACACTATATTACAATATGTATTGTTTAAATTAATTCATTTTTTATATTGGACATATGTTCGTTGATAATATATCTAAAAAATGAATGCTCAAAGAATTTAAATATAATTCGACATATTGTAATATAATGAATCTATCAAGCTTATTTGCTAATTTAAATGATTCCGCTTCATCAAATAACGATAATAATGTCATTAAACAAAATGTTGAAGATACAAAAACATTTCCAATAAGAGATTCTGCTACTTTAAACCAACTACTTTATAAAAATGAAAAATACAACAGAAGAGAACTTCCTAGAAATGACGATAAAAAGCCATTGTATGAAATTGTAAAAAGTAAAGATATTAGTTTGGATGAGATGAACTCAATGATAGAAAAAGATATACAAGAACTTAAATTCAAAACATGGTCACAAATTCCGATTACTATAAAAAAGAATTTGATAGATGAATATTGTAAAAAAAATGATCTAGAAATTTCAGAGTCCAAATTAAAAGCTATACTTAAAGATAAAAGTTTGATAAAATATAGTAGAGTTAATAAGTGTATTGAAAACATTACATTATGAAATACTATTTTGGAAACGACGAAAATGAAGTTCAGGTAGGAATTGACGAAGCGGGTCGTGGTTGTTTTGCTGGACCTGTATTTGCCGCAGCAGTCATATGGGATAAGAATAAACAGGATGATATTACCAATCAGATTAAAGATTCAAAGAAACTTTCAAAAAAAAAGAGAAATGAATTAAGGAAATACATTGAAGAAAATGCGATTGCATATAGTGTCCAAAGCTGTGATAAAAATGCTATAGAAGAGATGAATATCCTACAAGCAACGTATAAAGCTATGCATAAATGTTTGAGAAATATTAATGTTGAACAAGATATCGAGTTCGATCGTATACTCGTGGATGGTGATAGATTTAAACCATATGTGTGTCAAGTGCACGAATGTATTCCACGAGGAGATAACGAATATATAAGTATTGCAGCAGCAAGTATTCTTGCGAAAACCTATCACGATGAATGGATAACAAATGTATGTGAAAAAGATAAAAGTATTGATGAAAAATATAAATGGTTGTCAAACATGGGTTATGGAACAAAGGCTCACCGTGATGGAATTGCGAAACATGGTATTATAGAATTACACAGGGATACATTTTGTAAAAAATGGCTAGTTAATACTGAATCAAATGTTGAATAGACATTTTTATTTAAATACAAATTACTATTTTATTTTATAACATGTGTGGTATTACATTTATTCATTCAAATAAACTTAATAAAATTGATTGTGAAAAGACCATAAAAAAAATACAACATAGAGGACCTGATAATGAAAAATATGTATCTTACAAGAATAAAGTATTTTTTGGTTTTAATCGTCTTGTAATTAATGATAAATCAGAAGAAGCAATGCAACCATTTAATGAAAACGATACATGGTTAATTTGTAATGGTGAAATTTTTAATTGGAAAGTTATTGTTGAAAAATATCAATTGGAAATGCGAACTAAATGCGACTGTGAGGTTATTATTAGACTCTATAATAAATTCATAATTGATTATAACGGTGATATTGTAGAAGTTGGACAACAACTTTGTAATGTATTAGATGGTGAATTTGCATTTGTCATTTACGATGATACAAACGATAAAGTATTAGCTGCTCGTGATTCATATGGTGTTCGTCCTTTGTTTTTTGGTAAATCGAATGATTCTTTTAATACTTACATGTATTGTTCTGAAATGAAAGGAATCCACAATCTCTGTCATAACATCGAACAATTTAGACCAGGATGCTTTATGATTGACGGTTGTGAATATATTCGATATACAAATCTAAATGATATTAAAATTAATCATGAAAATGAAGATTACTTTTTGAAAGAGATCAATACACTTTTTCGAAAAGCTGTTGAGAAAAGACTCATGTCTGATAGAGAAATCTGTTGTTTACTGTCTGGAGGTCTTGATAGTAGTCTAGTGGCTGGTCTCGTATCTCAATATTTTCCTCCACACACTGTTAAAACATTTTCAATAGGTTTGAAAGGTTCAACGGACCTAGAATATGCACAAAAAGTGGCTGACCATATCAAATCAAATCATACGAACATAGAAGTTTCGAAAGAAGACTTTATCAATGCCATAGAAGAAGTTATACATACTATAGAAAGTTATGATACCACGACAGTAAGAGCAAGTGTAGGAAATTATTTAGTTTCTAAATATATTAAAGATAATACAAATTGTAAAGTAGTATTTAATGGCGATTACAGTGATGAAGTATGTGGTGGATATAAATACATGTCTCATTGTAATGATGAAGATGAATTTCACAAAGAATGTATAAGATTAGTAGAAGATATACATTTTTTTGATAGTCTTCGTAGTGACCGTTGTATTTCCGCACATGGGCTAGAAGCAAGAGTTCCTTTCGCTGATAAAGATTTTGTTAATTTGTATAAATCTATTCCAGTGAAAATGCGAATGAGCAATGAAAGAATTGAAAAATATATGTTACGAAAAGCTTTTGATAAAGATGATGTCATTCCACATAATGTTTTATGGAGGAAAAAAGAAGCTTTCAGTGATGGGGTTAGTAGCCCCGAAGATTCGTGGCATAATATCATCAAAATGCATGTGGAAACACAATTGTTGGATATTGAGTATGATAAAATGACAAAGGATGAAGTGAATCCTGTAATTTTAAAAGAAACTGCATATTATAAAAGTATTTTTAATAAGTATTTTAATTTTCAAAACATTATTCCATATTATTGGTTACCTAAATATTGTGGATTGATTAATGACCCTTCGGCGAGAGAAATTTAAGCCGATACGATAGAACCAAATTTGGCAATTGTTTTGAAATCACCTGTTCCAGTTCCATTATTCTTTATTTTAACTAATTCTAATTGTTCTTTGGAGTTTATTCTGAAAGCAAACGATACAAATTTAGACTCGTGATCTGCTGTATTTGTTGTAAGTCTTAAATGACCACCTTTTATTTCCCAGAAAGGTTCAACACTTTTATAATCATCGTTGCGTGATGTTATAGCTAAATTACTAGTTCCACTATCATTAGTTTCAGGTAATTTCCATAAGATAGATTTTTCGAAGCGAATATCATTAGAATATAATTCTCTAAGTCCTGAATCAGTAGCAAACTTATCAGGTAAACCACTTAATGTTAAACCCGCTTGATTCATTTCAGTTTCTTTTACAAGATAATTTGAACTTAAAAAGGTTTGAGAACCATCAACATTAGAAAGAACTGAATTTGTTGATTTTACACCAAGAACAATTGATTTATCTTCAATAAATAATTCGTCTACTTGTGTAGAAGATTGATTAATAGAACCAGCGATATCTAAATTACCATGTATGAATACATTCTCATAATACATATTGAGACTGCCATCACCTAAAGATTCTCCATTTTCGTTGAAATTATCATAGTGACCCAATTTATTTGTTAATGTTGTTTCAGAATATAATTTTTTGTTTTTTGCAATGGTAACATTATCTTCAAATTTACTTATTCCAAGAACACTTAGAGTTGAATCTAAGTTGGTAGCACCGCTTACTGATAAAGAGCCTGTCATGTGTGTATTTCCAATAATTCTTGTATTTCCATTTACTGATAATGTACTTTCTATATTAACAGGCGAACTTACAGAAAGATTCTTTCTTATTTCAACTTTATCATTACTCATTGTAGCAATTGTATCACCAGAAGTAATAAATGTAAGTGTATCTTGATCAGAACCAAAAGAAGTTTCAGCTGTAATTTTAGTATCACCATCTGCATCTTGTAATCCACCACCACCGATAGGTCTCCAGTCTAATAAACCACCATCTGGTTGACTTAAACCTAAGAAAATACCATTTTGTGTATCATAAACAATAGAACCTTCATTATCATTTGTTTTACGACTAACATATGCAGTAGATGTATATTGAGGGAGAAGTAAAACACCTTGATTTTCGTTCATTCTAATGTCAGAATCGAAAGTAGAACTACCACTAACACTTAATGTAGATTTGAGAGTAGTTTCTTTTGTAACGTCAAGATTAGATGAAGCTATTAAACTGTCTCCAACTTCTAATATAGCAGTTACAGAAAGTTTATTAGCATTTATATACATATTAGAACCAGTACTATTCGCAGGATTAAAATGTAATGAATCTTCAGTGATTGTCATTACTTCTGAACTATTTGCAGTGAAGAATAATGTATCCAAATCAGTATTATTTTTTTGAGCAACAATATGTGTATCTTGATCATTATCAATAACACCTCCTAATGTATTCCATGTGTATGATGTGCCAGTTTTAAAAAGACCCTCGAATCTATCTGCTTCTGTGTTGTAGTAAAGAGAACCCATATTTGCAGCAAGAGTAGATGGTGGTCTAACGTTTTCAGCTCCTCTTGGAATCGTAAACTTATAACCTGTAATCTCGACATTAGAACTGAATTTAGTTGAACCTGTAACTGATAATGTAGATTTTAAAGTTGTGGCTTTATCGACGTTAAGAGTAGAGTCAAGTTCAGTTGCACCAGTAACGGATAGTGTAGATTTTAAAGTCGTGGCTTTATCGACGTTAAGAGTAGAGTCGAGTTCGGTTGCACCAGTAACGGATAGTGTTCCAACTAAGAAAGTATTGTCCGTAACGGATAGTGTAGATTTTAAAGTCGTGGCTTTATCGACGTTAAGAGTAGAGTCAAGTTCAGTTGCACCAGTAACGGATAGTGTAGATTTTAAAGTTGTGGCTTTATCGACGTTAAGAGTAGAGTC